TCAGACGATCTCCGATGCGTACAAGCGGGGGATGTTCGGCCGCGGTTCGCTGGGGATCGGGGAGTGGTATCGGGACCAGAACGTGCCGCGGCACACCTCGGGCACGTTCACGGCCTCGACCCCTCTCGTCAACGGTGCGAGCCAGACCGGCTCGAGCCTGGTGACGAACGGCTGGGCCTCCGGTGCGGCGTCGCTGACGAAGGGCGACATCTTCACCGTGGCCGGCGTCTACTCGGTCAACCCGCTCTCGAAGGTGAGCACGGGCCGGCTGCAGCAGTTCGTCGTGACCGCCAACGCGAGCGACAGCTCGGGCGACATGACGATCAGCATCTCGCCGTCGATCATCACCTCGGGCGCTCTGCAGACCGTGAGCGGCTCGCCGGCGCATCAGGCGGTCATCACCGTCTGGTCCGCGAACCCGGCCGGCGGCACGCTGGCGACCACGGTCAGCCCGCAGTCGCTCGTGTTCCACCCCGATGCGTTCGCGTTCGTGATGGCCGACCTCACCGACCCGAACGGCGGTGCGAAGGCCACGTTCGCCCGCAGCCGGGACTGGGGCATCTCGATCCGCATGGTGCAGCAGTACGACCTGACGAGCGACCAGAACGGGTGCCGTCTCGACATCCTCTTCGGAGCCGCCCCTCTCCAGCCCCGGCTCGCGTGCCGGGTGGTCGGGTAGGAGGGCATTATGGCACTCGTCGAAACCACCCTCTCGTCGGCCGTCTCCGCTGGGGCCAGGGAGATCGTCGTCGCGTCCGCGACCTCGGTCGCCGCCGGCCGGATCATCCAGATCGGCGACGAGATCATGCAGGTCACGAAGGCGTACAGCTCCGGGACCACGGTTCCGGTTCTGCGCGGGCAGATGGGCTCGTGGCAGTCCGCTCACCCCGCCAGCCAGCGCGTCGTCCACGGGGACGCCGCGGACTTCGGGACCGCGTTCTCGTTCTCGCCCTACACCCCGACCGGCCGCACGCGGCGGGTGATCTCGTACACCGGCACCACGGCTCAGACGTGTGAGCTTCCCAAGCCCGGCGAGGACCTCATCGTGATTATGAACGGCTCGGCGCTGAACACGCTGACCGTTCCGGTCCCGACGAAGGACCTCGACGGCTGCACCATGACGTTCATGGACGCGACCGCTGCGGCCCACGCGATCACCTTCACGGGTGGCCTGGGTGGGGCGGGCTCGTCCTACGACGTGGTCACCTTCAACGGCACCGGGGCCAACGCCCTGGTCGTCATCGCGTGCAACGAGCTGTGGAGACTCGTCAGCGTCACCACGGGCACGCTCACCAACGCGGTTCCGGCTCTCGCGTAAGGAGGCAAGCAAATGGCTGTCCAGCGCAACCTGCCTTCGACCGCGAACGGCGATTCGACCGCGGTCGCGACGACCCCTTCCCGGACGGGCTCCTACCTCGAGGCGTACACCCTCCCCCTCGGGGGCGGCGACTATCTCTTCGGGGACGAGGGCTCGTTCTTCCACGCCTGCAACGCGACCCTGGCGACGGGGATCGCGGGGCACGCGGCGCCCGTCGTGGCCGACACGGACACGAAGGCGCTCCTGCACCTGTACAACTCGGGCACGAAGCGGATCATCCCCGTCTACCTCCACCTCGAGGTGACCGCGGCCGGGACGAACGGCACGGCTCACTACACCGCGATCTATGTGGACGACAAGGGTGCAACCGCGCTGACCTCGGGTGGCACCACGATCACCCCGGTCAACGTGAACGGCGAATACTCCTCGACCACGGGTGCCGTCGTGACCTTCGGCGCCGCCGTCACGGCGATGACCTCGAGCAAGAAGGTGTTCCAGCAGATCGTCAGGACGGTCATCCCCGTCGTGGGTGACACGCTGATGATCCGGTTCGGGGCGCCGAGCGCGAACTTCTCGTCCGCGCTCGTCACCTCGGGCACGGCCATCTCGAACGTGGTGCAGTACGCGCCTCCGGTCGTGATCGGCCCCGGCGGCAACCTCAACATCGCGCAGATCCGTCCGTCGCAGTCGGCGGCGGCGTCGTACCAGTTCAGCTTCGGCTACATCGAGCGGTAAGCGATGCCTGCGACCGTGACGCTCTCGACCACGACGCTCGGCCCTCGAGTGGGCGCGTCGGGGCGCTCGGTGCAGGTGGCGTCCACCTCGGGGCTCATCCCCGGCATCTGGCTCTTCTGCGACGGGGAGCTGATGTCGGTGGTGCGCCTCGGGGTGGGCACCGACGTGACCGTGCTCCGTGGTCAGGGCGGCACCCGAGCCACGGAGCACGCGAGCGGCGCGACCATCTACATCGGCCGTCCCGATCAGTTCTACTCGTCCGACCCCGTGGGGCGTCCCCCGGACGCGATCCCGGTGGACCCTCACATCAACGCCGCAAACGGGGCCGTCTGGTTCGCGACCGGAGCGGGAGACACGCGGAGGTGGGAGCGCCAGGTGGCGACCACGACCGCGGGTCCGCTCGGCGTGAGCGTGACGACCCTTTCGCCTACGTCCTCGACGTAGGCGCTCGCTTAGGGCCGGGAGAATCTATGGCCGCATTGAGGGCAGACGTGGACAAGCCCAGCCGGGCACCGTCGGTTGTTGGCTTGCTCTCGTTTCGTCGCCCAGCGGCAATTCTCCTTCGTGTAGTCGCCATTGTTGTCGATGCGGTCGAGGGAGTGCTGGGGCGACGGCTTCGGTCCCACATCGCGAAGGAACGTCTCGAAGTCGTTCCATGCGGAACTCACCCTAACACCCCGACCACCGTAGGCTGCGTAATCGCGGTTGTTGGGGTTGTTGCAGCGGTCACGCATGGCGCACCACGTTTTGTACTCGCCGCTCACGGTGCCACGCTTCCAACTGGCATGGCCGTGCTTCAGCCTTCTGGCCCGGGCGAGTTCATCGTGGAGGCAGCCACAGGATCGGGTATTGCCGTTCATCAGGGAGTACCCGAGCACCGTCACCTTTCGTCCGCAGTCGCACCGACATTCCCATGCAGTCCTAGTGCGTCCGCTGGTGGAAAGGCGGGTCCGCTTCGTTGCGGTGAGTCGTCCGAAGCGTTGCCCGAGGAGTTCGGCCGCTGGTCTTCCGTATCGTCTGGGCCTCTCGCTCATGGCGATACTATACACCACTCAAGGGAGGTTGCATAGGTGAGCATTCTTCACAATCCGGAGTCCCCATTCGTCAAGGAGATGGCGCAGTGGGAACAGTTCCCCAGCGAGTACACGCTCGGGGGGCTGAAGCCCGGGAACCCGTACAAGTTCCGGCCTTACCCGAAGATGGTCTACATGGCCCGCCAGACGCGCAGCGGGAAGTGGGCCGTCTCGGACGAGCAGCCCTCCCGCTTCGGCTTCCCCGACGACCAGTCGTGGGACCGGGCGTGCCAGGAGGTCGCGAAGTTCAACGAGTCGTGCTATCGCGTGGTGAACGACGAGGCCGAGGACAAGAGGGCGCATGAGGAGGGCTGGCGCGACAACCCGAAGATGGCGATGGAGTGGCGCGAGTCCCTCGAGAAGGCCATCGGGGACGCGGCTGCGGAGCGCAACTTCAGGGACCGGAACATGGGCGAGAAGGCGAAGGCCGAGGTCGCCCAGGCCGAGTCCGAGCACTTCGGGCACCTGGCCGAGATCCCCGAGAAGCCGCGCCGTCGCAAGGCGTCGTAAGGCGGTCGCCCCGTGGCGAGCGTCCTCGACATCGTCACCGACGGGCTCCGCGAGCTCGGGGTCCTCGCCGCGGGTGAAGTCGCCTCCGCAGACGACGGCGCCTACGGACTCCGTGCTCTCAACCGTCTCCTCGACCAGTGGGCCGCGGAGCGGCTCGCGATCTACGAGGAGACGAGGACCACGTTCACCATCGTCTCAGGCACCCAGGCGTACAGCATCGGGACCGGGGGGACGGTGAACGTGGCGCGTCCGGTGTACCTCAGGCACGTCGCCTACTACGACACGTCGCTCAGTCCGGTGCAGGAGATCCCGCTCGACATCGTGACGTTCGACGGCTGGGCCGGCATCCCGCAGAAGACGCTCACCGGCACCGCCCCGACCCATGTCTGGTACGCGACGGACTACCCGCTGGGTTCGCTGAAGCTGTGGCCCGTGCCCACCTCCTCGACGCTCGTGGGCGTAGTCTACGCTCCCGAGCAGGTGTCGGAATTCGCGAGTCTCGCGGCGACGGTGAGCCTCCCCCCGGGGTGGCGCCGGATGCTGGTGAAGAACCTCGCGGTGGAGCTCGCCCCGAGCTACGACAAGCCCGCGGGGCGGGAGTTGACGGACCAGGCGCTCGAGTCCGTGCGCGTGGTGAAGCGGTCGAATCTCAAGATGACCGACCTCGCGTTCGAGTACGGCGGCGAGGAGTCGTTCGACATCGAAGAGGGCTAGGGTGAAGTTCGACGCTTTCATCGGCGGCAGCTACCAGTCGCAGGCGGTGACCGCCGATCAGGAGCGTACCGTCAACTGGTATCCCGAGCTCCTCGAGGCCCCGGGCGCGACCGCGAAGGCGGTGCTGTACCCGACCCCTGGCGTCCGCACGCTGTCGTCGGTGAGCCGCGGGAACGGGAGAGCGCACTTCGCCCTCAACGGGCGCGAATTCGCCATCATAGGGACGACGCTCTACGAGATCGACTCGGTGGGCGCCACGGTGCCCCGCGGGTCGGTGGCCCAGGACTCGAACCCGGCGACGATCTCGTCCAACGGGGAGGGCGGGAACCAGCTCTTCATCACCTCGGGTCGGAACGGCTACGTCTTCAACCTGACGAACAACAACCTGCAGCAGGTGACGGCGCTGAACGGGAAGGCGACACAGGGGGCGCACCTCGACGGCTACTTCCTCGCCCTCGACGCGGTGACGGCGACCCTCTACATCTCGGACCTGTACGACGGTGCGACGTGGCAGACGGGCATCCAGTTCGCGCAGCGTTCCATCGCGGCCGACCGCTGGGTGGCGATGGCGGTGCTCGGGCGGTTCCTGTGGCTCTTCGGGGAGAGGACCTCCGAGGTCTGGTACAACACGGGCGCGGTCTTCCCCTTCGCCCCGCATCCGTCGGGCCTCATCCACTACGGCATCGCGGCGCCGTTCTCCTCCGCGGTCATGGGCGACTCGGTTATCTGGGTCGGGCAGACGGCGAGCGGCCGGCGGTGCGTGCTCCGGGCTCAGGGTTTCACGCCGCAGCCGATCAGCACGAAGCCGCTCGAGGCCGCGCTCGCGGACTACCGTGGCGTGTCGGCGGCGGTGAGCGACGTGTACTCCGACGCGGGGCATACGTTCTACCTCGTGTCGTTCGACCGGGACGGGGTGACGTGGGCCTACGATGACGCCACGCAGATGTGGCACGAGCGGGGGACGTGGATTCCCGAGGAGTCCAAGTTCACGGCCTGGAGGCCGAGGTACTACGCCTGGTCGTTCGGCCAGCATCGGATGCTCGACGTGGGCAGCGGCGCCGTGTACGAGATGGCCCGGGACGCGACGACGGACGTGGACGGGCTGCTCATCAGGCGGCTGCGCCGGGCGCCGGCGATCAGCAACGAGAACGACCGCGTGTTCTACGCCTCCTTCGAGGTGGACATGGAGCCGGGCCTGGGGCTGGACCGGCCGAAGCGGGCGCGGTTCAGCATGAACGGTGTGAGTGGGGTCTGATGCCGATCGAGATCCCCCTCACCTATCGTATCGACTTCACCGACGAGTCCGGGCCGGGCGTGACCTCGTGGCTGTGGGAGATGGGAGATGGGACGACGTACACGACTCAGAACCCGTCGCACACCTATGCCGCCAAGGGGGTCTACATCGTGAGGTTGACGGTCAACGGGGTCGCGACGGTGACGGACACTGTGACCGTGAGCGATGACAACGTGGCCTACACCACGCCTGACCCGGCCTACGGGGAGGCAGTGGGAGGCGACCCGCGGGTGATGCTGCGCCTGTCGAACGACGGCGGCAAGACCTGGGTGTGCGAGATGCAGCGCCGGGCCGGACGTAGCGGGGAGTACTGGCGCCGGGTGAGGTGGGACCGGCTCGGGCAGGCCCGGCGCCGTGTCTTCGAGGTGTCGGTGACGGACCCGATCCCGTGGCGGCTCGTGGGGGCCTACGTCAAGATGACCCCGGCGGGGAGGGCCTGATGGCGCAGCGCCTCCTCGACTCGGCGCCGCCTCCGACCTCGGACCCCGTGGTCGGGCGGGACGGCCTGCTCACCGCGGCGTGGCGGGAGTGGTTCCTGCGGATGCCGGACACCCTGTCTTCGATCCCGTCGAGGATCAACGTCGTGGAGAGGCCCGCCTCGAGCTCCAGCGTGACCGCCACGGACTTCAGCGGGGGGACGTTGAAGGCCGGGCTCTACCGGGCGACGTACTACGCCAGGCTGACCGCTGGGGCGCTCACGGTGACGTTCCGGTGGACGGACGGCGGCTCGGCG